GAGAAAAGCCATGCAATAATTGAAGTAATTGAGGTGGACAAAGACGGCTGTGTTGAAAAAGTTAAAGTCTCTGATCGCGGGAAATATTGGGAATCTCCGCCGGAGCAAGTTTCATTAGGTTGGGAACCGAAAGGCGGTTCAGGAAAAGGCGCAGAACTAGCCTTAGTATATAAGACAACGGATTATAGGTCCGCGATGACAAGGGAGGTTACCTTACTGGAGATTGCAGAAGGAGGCTGGAGGGTAATTTTTTCAAGCAGTCTCCCTCCTAATGTGCTTGGAGGCAAGCTGTCTTGTAAAAAACATAAATTGATTTTAAATTCCACTTATGTTTCTATGACAAAATGGTCGGAGCATTTTCAACTTATAGTAGACTTTACGCCTAATTGCGGGGTACCATTGATGCTAGAGAATAGCTTGTCTGTGCCGTTGGTATACAATAAGGCTATGATAGTTTTAGATAAGAAAATAAGTATGCTCGAAAAAGAAATCAAAAGCCTAAAAGAGAAAGCGGATTAAAACTCTTTGGGTAATCTGTCCTCTAGTTCTTCCTGTGTGAAACTAGGGTATTCTTGTATGACTCTATTATAAACCTTGGCGGAAACAACGGCCTGTTTACCATTAGGCAAAGTTGGTTTGGACACGATAAGCTTGGGCTCTTCTATGTATCCGCATCCGGGTGTTATAACTATGACCTCGGTTAACGAACCGTTTTCTATGACGCATTGATATTTAGGAGGCATAGCTCCAGCATATTCACACTGAAACTCTATAGTCGGTGAGACTGTGTAGCCTGACCCACCACTCAGAATATCCACGATTAAAATATTGTGGAATGGCGTAAATCTTAAGGCGTCTTGCCTGCCGTATCTTTGGTTAAAAAGCTCTACGTAAAATCTCTGTTGAGAGGTGGTAAACGCATCGAAGGAGTCGACTAAACCGACGGGTGTGCCTTTGTAATAAATTTTACCATTTCTTTGGCTAAATCTAGAATCGTTCTGAGATATACCTGTCCACTCCCCGTTGCTTTTTACGACCTCGAGGGTCTCGGCCCATTTTGTGAGTACAAAGTTCGGCAAATCTCTTAGGAATTCTTTGTTGGTGACTATTATTTTCCTTTCTTTTTCGTTATTTTTTTCTAGAGCCCGCATGAATTGAATATCCAAATCCCTGAGCAGCTCCCTTCTTTGCGGCATCCAATAATTAAAATTTAATTCTATCATTTTAGCGGAATCCCACTTTACAGAATCTGTTGCGCGATCATAGACAAGACACGGTAGATAAAATTCAGGTATGACTTTGTCTCCCGAATCAACAACCGAAGCGTGAAGGACGTCGTCCATTGTTTTTTTATTAGTGTCGAGGGTATAGTGGAAAAGGAAGTCGACATCTTGCCCGGCCCTTATAATGTGCATCTCAGACGGAGGGGCTTCATTTTTATCCTCAGGCTTAAAAAATATAACTAAAATTTGCATGATTAACTTAAATTGTAAGTGCTAACACCTTGGTCTTGTCCGTACTTAGTAGCTTTTGTCGTGTCCCAAGTGTCGAAATTGTAATCAAAAACTGGATCAGAACTTAATTGGCCAAACCCACCAAGGTTTTCTCCTCCCGGCGGGAAAGGTGAGCCAAGTAATATACCAACAAAAAGATTTCCTTGTACTGGCCTACTGCCTTGACCGAACCCTCCAAGCGCAGAGTCTTTGAGAGTGAAGTGGGTCGTCTCTTTTTGGAGAACGCCGTCCTTTGTGAGTATTTGCATATTTGGAGAAAGGGATGAGTCACTCCCATAAACGGGGATTCTGTCTGTTGCCGTCCTCCATTTGGGCGTCGCAGAAAACCAAACAACTATTTCATACTGATCTGTCGGTTGTGGCGTAGTAAATGTAAATTTGCGAGCTTGTCTGTACGCTTGGATTGTTGTGAAGTTGTATTTCGTTTCTGGGCTTTTACCCCCGGTGCTCCAAGCTCTTCTCATTTGATAATCTCCTGCGTAATCCACAAGGGTGATTGTATCGAACCCTCCTAAGTGGTATGCGAGGTCTGTAGCGCAATCCCAGTTAACGTTTACAACTGCCCAAGCTCTCCATGATAAAGAGCCAGCTAAGAAGGCGTTTCTCGCTCCAATCTTAACAACGTTATCGGAAAACTCGTCGCCCCATAATAATTTTTTAACTACATCTTTCTTGGTGGGTTTTTGTTTTACGACTTGCTCTAAGAAATGATCGACAAAGGCAACCCCCATATAAAGGTGCGTAAACGCTCCAACATTTCCCACAGTGCTCTCGGATTGAATGTTCTGGAATGGGGTCGACACGGTAAGCGCGTTATCTATTGAGGAGGTAAATCCTTGCCCCATAATGAGATACGTCTCGTTACTCAAATTGAGCCTGTATGGACTCTTTAGTTCTGCTGAGTTGTCGCCGCCAAGGCTTCCGTCGTCATCTATGAGGCCGTTTTGGAGCATCGTTGGTATCTCCGCGGTAGTAAAGTGGCTTCTCGAAATTAAGAAGGCAGCATTTGTGATATCAGCTTGTCCAGTAACGCGCCCCGGGGTATCTTTTTTGAGGATAAAATTAAGAGTTCCGTCGGCGTTTAACCATTGGTCAGTACAGTAATTGGCGGCGTTTGCGTGCAAGCAGTTTTCTTGATCTTGGCCGGGCCCTTCTGCAATTCGGTGAGTCAATCTCACTCCACTTGCGGGTGTATTTTGAATATACAATATGTCATATCCAGCTGGATTTACAGCATAAGAGGAGTCCTGAGTGAGGTTGCCGCCTGCATCATACGCCACTTGACCTCCAGCAGAAGAGTTGCCTGCTGCATCTATAGCTTCTACAATGACATCCATTGCTCTAAGGGGGGTAACTGTTTCCCCTGCTACGGAGGGATAATCGTAATTAGCGGGCAAAGTAATGCCTACATTATCGAGTAAAGAAAGAGAATAATTAAGGTCATTGGGGGTTTGACCAGTAACTTCCTTATGGATCAAGGGGTCTGGAAAATCATTTCCGGGACCAGATGGTTTCCTAAAGGTTATCCTAAATGTATAGTCTTGAGGGAGAGACAGTCCGGCTAATTCAGCTGGATCACCCGCAAAACCGGCTTGCCAAGCTATGTTGGCGTTCTCAAGATGATAATAGGGCCAGCCGTCCTTGTTTCCGGGAAGGTTGGAAAGGTTAGATGACGCGTAATTTGCAGCTTCTGATACCTGCTGTGTAAAGTCTGATAAATCTGTGGAGCCAGCTAAAGAAAGCGCAGACACGGATACGTCCTCAATAAGGTTAATACCGTCGATGGTTACGCTAGCTGAACAGTGAGCATTCCTGCCTTCTGATCTTCCGTGCTTGTTTACCGAGTAAATCCTTACATAGTATGTTCCGTTTTGGAATGGAATGAAATATGAGAATGGAGCGCTACCCTCGTCTGGGACGAACCTACTAAAATACACACCGTTTGGGTGGGCTCCCCATATATCTTCATGAAAATCAGTGCTGTCAACGAAGTTGACGTCTCTCTTTATGTAAATATTATAGCCAGCTAAATTAGTGTCTGGGCTTGGCTTGTTCCATCTAACCGTAACCTTTTTTGCTGTTAGGCTACCTAGCTGAGCAATGGTAAATGGATTAGACGAGAACGTAGGAGCATTTGGGGTGCCTATAGATTCCCCCACGAGGGGCTCGTATTTTTTATCAACAAAATCGAACTTAAAGGGGTCATGCGAGATGCATTGAACTGCGTATTTGAAATTATTTTTTTCTTCTACCCCGATAACTTTCCAGAGCTCTCGATCTGGTTTACCGCCGTGGCCCTGAAGTGCAGCACCGGTGTATTCCACCGCCCAGAGAAAATTGTCTGGCGAGCTCTCTACGAACCCAGAATAGTTGGAGCCGTCAGGAGCTAATTGTTTGTTCCCGTTCCTGTCGTAAAGTAACCCCGTGAACCCTGTTATGTTGTAGTCTTTGTCGTTGAGTACGTTTGTTCCGTTATGGTATAGCCCCGTGAAATGTATTATAGTGTGGTTTTCAATGGACGTTTTATCATAATCAGAAATTGATAATGATCCATCAGCCATTAAGTCATTGGTGGCCCAGCCACTTTCCCCCACGAAGCTGGCTAATGTTCCAACCCCGGCATCTGCTTTTCTAAAATCAAGCTTCTGAACGGCGGATTTTCTGCTGTAAAGATTCGCCAAGTCGCTTGTACTGAGATCGCTTGTTAACGGATCACCATACGCTGGGGGAGTAACGATGCTAAAATTTAATTGACTCTTTTGGCCGACCTCGGCTATTGAATAATGACTACCACCATCAAGCCAACCAGATATCGAGCTATCAAGAACTGCTCTCCCCGTCCAGTTCGGTTGACCGTCCATATTACGACCAGAAGAGATCTGAAGATCAAGGACCCTTCCTCCCCTTCTCCTTGTAGCTGCGTCTTTATATGTCCCCCTATTTTGGTCTGACGTAGCAACAATATCCCCTGCCTGAAGATAAGCTCCTTCTATTCCGGCTGTAAAGTTGCAGGTTTCTGTTTCGAGCCTTTCTGTGGCTAGGGTCCACTGCCCCCATCTTTGCGCTTGATTTTTTGTGGTCGTACCAAAGGCGGTTACGTCTTTGACTCTTATTCCGTATTTTTTGATAGAATCGATATCCTCAACATATTCTATGCTGGGTTTGTATTTGTTTGCTTCGTCGTTGTATCTCACTAGACAAACTGAATGTCTGGCTTTCTTGGCGGAACTACTGTATACAAAGTCGCCATCCATGACATTTGAATTGTTAAATAGGTACGTCGGCTCCTTGGGCGCATCATGCGTCGCCTGAAGCTTGCCGGCGCTATAAAAAGTAAGCCCTCTAAATACGCTAGCGATATTATTGATTACGGAAAAAGCGTCATCTTGGTTGGCGATGTAAATATTTGCTGTAAATCTAGGTTCACCGAAGTCTTCACCGGGGAGGTCATCGTAGTCTTGCGCCGTGTGACCATTGGGAACAAGTTCGTCACAATATTGTGCGATTTTGAACATCGACCATTTATCGACCCGCTCTTCTCCGATGTATTTTCCTAAACCGTATCTTTTATTTGTTATGATGTCGTAGTAAATCCAAGCGGGGTTATCTGTCCATTCTTTTTTAAGCTTGTCCGCCTCAGCGCCTGCTGCGTGGCGTTTCCAATCTCCATCCCAAACCGTGGTCGTTGTGTCAAGCAGGGGGTCTCCCTCGTTCTCCGGTGGAAGCCCAGCGGCGGTACCGCCTAGGATTCCCCCATATGTGCGCATAATGGGGTTGTAGTTGTTTGGAACCTTTACTCGAAGCCCTCTTATCTGGTGGGTCCTTGCTGGAACTTGCCCGAATGTATCCGCTCTGAATTTGTGTCTTATAAAGGCGGTGGTTGGGTAGCAGAATTTTTCTTCGTATATTTCAGTGAGAGAATCGACAAAGGTTTGATTCCTTAAAGACCCCCTAAAAGAATCAAAGGTCTCCCTGTATACGGCAATACGCCAGCCTATAAAATCAGGATCTTCCGTTACGTCGGCAAACCCGTTGGAGGACCCAAAGGAAGTGGGGTTGGGAGTTATTTTTGTTGACTGCGCATACCCATCTGTAATCTTACCGCGAATTGTTTTTGATGTGACGTTGGTAAGAGGGCTTTGCTCTACTTCGCCTGCGCTATTCGTGGGGAAGAAGTCGGTATTCTTTGTGTCGTCAGAATAATATGGCTTGTGGTCTATGCGGTAGGTAACGGAGGTTTGCTTTACGTCGCCCTTTCCGATCTTAGCCCCCGCCTCTGTAGCCCCGGTCATTAGGGTCTCTGAGAGCATTGACACCCGCACAACAATTACGAAAGCGGTGCACCTTTTGTTTGTTATGTTGTAGTATTTTGGGAGCCCCACGCTTCTGCCGAGTTTGTCCTCCCCATCTTTAAGAATCATGGAGTCAGCGGAGTAATTTGAATCTTTATATTTAAGCTCCGGACCACGTAGCCTTTCCCCTAAAGACCTTTGAATCTGCAAGGTATCCTCGGAATTAGAATCTAATATTAAATTTTCACCCGCGGGCTCACCTTTAGAATGGGCTACATCAACATTTTGAAAATTCCTATAGCCAGCTTGCGATAGGACCTGTACGCCATTATAATATACGGATCTGGCCCACCCGGATTGAATCTGGGCAGCGGTACCAGACACGTATGGTTTAAATTTTACCAACCTGTAGCCGGTTTCTCCTACGTAACCAGACTTGTGATAAGAGCCCGAAGTGAGTCCATCAATGGGGCCTTCACTTAAGCAATCTAAAACTTCTACAGTAGAAAGAGATACTGCACCCGGGGGTTTACCCTGACCGGAGGCATTGGCACGAGGAAAATCAGGTGAGTCCACTCCTTCCGGCTCGTGGACAACATCTCTGGGAGTTGGTGGAGACCCCCCTCCACCCTTGAAGAATTGAATTTCTCCATTAGGCCCAAGCGTGATGGGGTATCTCGTCTTTTTAATTTTGGGCTTTCTTTTCATTTGGTTAGTTGCTTAATGAGCTACTCGCTGCTTCTACGTCGTATATATCATAATAAGCGGCAAGTGTCTGACTACCGCATAAAAGTTCGCCGTAGCAAATGGGTACGGGACCGCCTTCTTTTGTGATATTTACTGGGCCATTAAATAAGTAGGAAGCTGACATGGCCCCCTCTAAAGTCTTCAAATCGGCCATCTCGGGAGGGTCCATAAGCAATGCCGCTATTCCTGCGGCCAAAAGACCAATTCCAGCCATCACTATCATAGATCCTATGTAGGGATGTCCCGTAGCAATTAGTACGATTCCAATAATAATAATTATTATAGCAAAAACTATAGTAAAAACTTCATCCGCCCCCTCAACTACGGGAACTATATCTATTTTTTTCAGCTTGGGGTTGTTAATCCTAAGCTCGGAATTAGTTATGGCTTCCAGTTGTTTCTTGGTTCTATCTTTGTTGTCGTATATATGGTCAAACCGAATATCTGAGGATGATTTCCACGGCTCATCATTAATTAATATTTTAAATTTTTGATTTTTCTTCTGCTCTCTGCCGAGTTGTCTGAATAGCTTACCATCTGACAGTTTATTAATTGCATGTAGCGCTTCCGAGACGCTTTGCACGTGCAAGTTCCAAGTTTTCATTCCTGTTTTTTTCCCCAGTTTTCCGTGGAGTTTAA